GACGACGGCATATTCGAAGCCTTCGACGCTGAAGCCGGGCTGGTTCATTTCGAGGATCGGTCCCTGTTTGCCGTTCAGGAATACGACCTTGACGGTCTTTTCTTTCGGGCCAAGCAGATACCAGGCGGAAACGGAGTCGTCGTCGAGGCGGGCCTCATAGATGCGTTTCAGCACGTCGCCGGACCAGATGTTTGTCTGGGTGGAGGCTTTGCTGGAATCGGTTGCGGCGGTATGGGCGTCGGAAAATTTCTCCGACTTGAAAAAGATTTCGGAGACGCCTTTGAGGGCGCGCGGCGCCAGGAAATATTCCGGGCGGATGTTGAGGCGGCGCAATCCCTTCATGTCTTTCTGCATCCCCATGGCGCGATCGGCTTCGTTCAGGTTGGCGATTCCGGGGGCGCTACGGAAGCCGCTGGCGGCGTCGTTTCCGTGGTTGGTATTGTCGAACAGGGCGTTTCCGTCGCCCATGTTGCCGTTGGCGGTGATGATTCCATAAACCACGTCGCCGATTTTGCGGTTGGCGGCTTCGGCGCGCTTGGCCGGCATTTGCGTGAAAGCGCCCATGTCGTCATTGATGATCATGACGCGGGTGACTTTGAACTTCTTCCCGTAGCTCTTGATGGCAAACGATTCGCGGGCTTCGGAGAATGCGCCCAGCTTGATTTCGCCGGAATCCGGGATCTCTTCCAGATCGTCAAACTCGGAGAGCTGATTATCGTAGTTGGTTTTGAAATCGCTGACGGAGCCGACGCTTGTCCAAATCGGCCAGGTTTCGGAGGCTTCCGCCCATCCGGCCTGCATTGATTTGTTGGCGACATCTGCGAGAATATAGGGGAAGTCGGAACTGGTCATGGCGCGCCCGACCATCGTCTTGACATCGTCACGATAGGGAAGATTGGACGCCCGCAGGCATTCCCGCGCCATTTCCGCCAGGGTAAAGCCGCGCAGTTCGGAGGCGCCGGGGGCGGGATTGGCGACGGTCAAACCGGCGCGCAGCATGATGCCGTGTTCGGCGGCGGCGCGGAATTTGTCTTTCGCGTCCACAGTATCCGATCCGGTCACGCCGGGGCTTTTAGACTTCGCCTGGATGTGATCCAGAACTTTGCGCTGCGCTTCCATCAGCTCAACGCCGTCGATGATGAGGGAGCGGGCCATGTCCGCGCACTCGTATTTCTGGCAGAGGGCGTCTATTTCCCTGATTCGCTGAAGGACGGCGCCGGTGGCTTCCTTGCGGATTTTCTCTTCCGTTTCCGCGCGCTGGGCGTCGGTTTCCGCAGGTGTGTCGGATTTTACTTCCAGCTTCGCCAGAAAAGCGACTGCTTCTTCTTCCGTGGCGGTGGCCGAAAGTCCCTTGGTTTCAAGCATTTTCCTGACTTCGGGATTCATTTGATGATCCTCCTTGTTATTTTTGTTTGTGGTTGATTGGTTTATTTCAGCACGCGCTTTGGCGTTCTGATCCGCGCCGATGGGGACGGCGCTGATTTCGCGCGGCGTCCATTTGACAGCCACTTGCAGCGGGCCCTGGAAGGTGCGCCCGTCGATGGTGGCTGATTGATTTTCGGGGATCCAGACGGCTTCATCTACTCGATAGCCGACGCTGAAATCGGTCAGATGGCCTTCGCGTACTTTGGTCCACGGTCCTTCCGCTTCCGGCGTGGCGGAGAAATGGGCGCGCCCGACCAGGCGGTCGCCTTCAACGCGGATGTTGCGGGCGGAGCCGATGATGTCTTCCGTGTCCCAGCGGCTGTGGGCGTCGAGCATGACAAGCTGCCGGTTGGACGGGAGCTGCGCGCCGGACATGAGCAAAATTTCATCGACGGCGCGATCCAGTTCATACGAATAGATCCGGGCCGGGGCTTCGGTGCTCAAGATGATGTCCACGGACCGGGTTTCCGGGTCGATGGTGGATGGTTCGTTTTCGGCGCGGACGTTGATGGCGGCGCTGCGGTAGCTGATGTCGGTTTTTGCCGGGGCTTCCGGTTTTTTCTTTTTCATGCGTTTTCCTCCATGATGGCGGCGGGATTGCTCTTTTCGGATTTGTCGGCGGCGCTGAAAGTCAGGCCCAAATCTTTGGCCATTTCCTGAGCCAGCGCGATTTCGTTGTAAACTTCTTCGAGGTCGCGGCCGCGTTCGCGGGCGACTTCCTGCGGACTTTTCAATCCGTAGCTGATGGATTCGATCTGCGATTTGGCCTCGCGCAGCGGATCGACGGCGTCCATCCCGGGTGGTTGCCATTCACTTTCCAGATAGGGGCGCGGGTTCTGCCAGTAGCCGGGGAGCGAGAGACGGCCAGTAAGGACTGCCAGGTCAATGGCGGTCTTGACGGACGGCAGTCCAAACTGGCGGATGTGGCGGACGCTGATCGGGCGGAGCTGCTGGGCAAAGTCATTGCGGACGATCCGGCTGGTGCTGAAATTGAGGCCGGAATAGTCTCCGGAGATGAGCTCGTAAGGGACGCCGGTGACAATGGAGAGCATGGTCAGCATTAAGCGGACGGTGGGCTGGAAGGTCGTGCCGGGCCGGTTGCTGTTGGCCAGTTCGATTTTTTCGCCGGGGCGCAAATATTCAATAATGGCGTTTTCGAGGTTTTCGATTTTCTGGCTTGTGTCGCTGTCGGTGGTGATGAGCGGGTTGGCCGCCTGGCGTTCCGCGCCAAAATCGGTATAGACAAACGCCAGGTATTTGGCCGCTAATTTGGCGGTGTCAATCTCCGCATCCAGGTAGCTGGACAGGTCGGAGGCTATCATGATACCTGGCGCAAACGGGGTGACGCCGCGCAACTGATGCGGGCGGAGGGTTTCAAAGCCGTGGATGACGTTGGCGGCGGGAACATACATTTCCGCGCCGCCATAGTTCGGGTCGGCAAACCAATATCCGGTGACGCGCCCGGTCTGTTTTTCGTATTCAATACCGTTGCGGGTTTCGCGCGCGCCGGGCTTGGCGTTCAGGTCAATTCCGCCGGTGCTGTAATTGTCCTTCGCGCTGGTGAGCCAGTCCGGTTCGTAGATTTGCAGGGCGTAGGGGAGATAACGATTCCGATCTTTGGGGAAGGTCTTGACGATGACAAATTCGCCCGGTTCCAGGTCCTGGCGCTTGGCGAGGCGCATGATGTCGTAATAGTGCATTTTTCCGGCGGCGTCGGCCTCATCCATCCACCATTTGACCGCGTCTTCGATTTTGACGATGAGCTTTTTATTGAGTTTGCCTTTCGGGCCTTTGACTTTGCTTTGGAAAACGATGCCGGTGCCGATGCTGTAATCGACCATGATGCCGACGGCGCGGGCCAGATAGGGGAAATCGCGCACCAGTTGCCGGACGCGGGAGCGCAGGACGGGGTTGCTGGCGGAGATGATGTCGTTGACGTTGGATGCGCCCAGGGTGTAGCGCGATAATCTGTTTTGCTTGGCGGCGGCGTATAGTTCGGCGCGGCTTAGCTGATCGCGGAAGAAACGACGCTTGAGGGCGGCGCGGGGAGAAATGATGCCGACGGCGCGGTCGATGATGCTGCCCAGGCGAGCGGCCATGGTGACGGTTTCTGTTTGGGCGGCGGGGCTGGTCATGATTCGGTCTCCCCGGTTGCGGATCCGCGTCCGCCATCCTTGGCGTAGGTGCGCGGGACAAACGCGCCACTTTCGGCGTCGGCGCGGGCTTTGACGAAAGCGAGCTGTTCAAGAAATTCTTTGTTGCTTTTATAGGTGATTGTCTTCCCGGACGTGGAGACAGATCCGACGGAGGCGTTGCCCGCGGCCAGTTGCGAAAGCATGGTGTTGTATAGGTCTGTCCAGGTGGTAAATGCCATTTTCCCCCAAAAAAATGCGTCTGTTTTGGGGAAATCATAAACCCGTGTTTTTTTGGATTTGTGACGGAGGGGGCAAGTTTAGCGATACAGGGGGCATCGAGGGGGCAAGTTTAGCGATATAGCGGCAATCAGGGATGTATTTTTCTTGTTGACAGAATTTTGAAAAGACAAAAAAGGCGGGCTTTGGCGGCCCGCCGGTGGGATGTTAAAATTCTGGCACTTTGATATTCAACGCTTTTTCCAGCCATTCGGCAACCAAACGGCGATGATAACCTGAAGGGTTACACGTTCTCCGCGCTACGTTTTTTTATTTCGCACTCTTTCCCTGTGTCGGCTTGACCTGTGCCGGCTTTTCCGGTGTGGTCTGCGGCGGTTCGGGCGGGAGAGGCGTTTCGGTCAGGCGCTTGATACGCCAGGCCTGGATGAGAATTTTTTCGCTTTCCCATATTCCGCCCAGTTTGCGGGCGGGAAAGCTTTCGTCGCGGATGAGGGCCAGGATGGTGTCGGGGGCGGACGCCATGTTGATGCTGCGGCAATATTCGCTGATTGCTTTCATTCCCGATAAAATTGTGTTGTTTTCCATTGCTACCACCTTTCTGTTTTATGATTGATGTTTGGTTTTTTCTGGTCAGAGGGCTTAATGGCCTGGATGCGGCGGGCGTTTTCGGCCAGGAGGCGCAGGCCGCCGCCGGGGAATTCCATCTCGACACAGGCGCAGGCAAGACAGTCTGCATCCAGCAGGTGGTTGGGGCGACTGTGAATATGTACCCACTGTTCCTTTCCATCGACGAGTTGCTTTTCTTCGGCCAGTATCTGTGCGGCGTAGTCGGCTCCCGTGGCGCTGTGCAGGAAGGCGGCGCCGGGTAAATCGCGGGTGTCGGGGGCGGTGGCCAGGCCCAAACGGTAATGGTACTGGTCTTTGGCCTTATCGGTGTCCACGATGATGAGGCGCAAGGCTTGCGTGAGTTTTTTCCCGCCAGGGGTGGATAAGATGGGGTTGCCGACATTGAGCATTCCGGCAAGCGGGGTGTTGCTTCCTTTGCTGCCCCATAATGCGACGCCGCCGCGGCCGATGTTTTTCAATAGCCAGAAGTAGGTTTCTTCGGTCATGGTCATGTTTTCGTATTTCTTGCCGCCGCCGGTATCGACAAGGGCGCGAAAGATGCGCATGGGCCGGCCGGTTGTTTGCTGGGGGTAGTTGCTTTCGAATAATAGCCGCTCGATGTCTTCCCATGTCTGTAAAAATCCATAATGGATGCACCAACTTGTTAGCGTTGCGCTCCAGGCGCGAACGACGAACCAGAATCCTGTTTGTTGAACATCTATTCCGCAGGTGAGGGCGATGGCTGATTCCGGAACGGTCTGCGGAGGAATGTCGGATCGGGCGGCAAGGATGGTTTCTGCGC